TCATACATCGGTCCAGCGCCTACGGAACACGGGGAAATCACACTGGTACCCGTCTGCATATACAACCCGGACACACTTTTTCTTGGTCACCGGATCGTTCTTCATATTCGTCGCCTTGCGGGCGATTGCTTGGCGAACCCAATCACGAGTGGTTCTCGGTCCGTTGGCATCGTCCTGATCGAAAACGATGCCAAGGTCGATGTCGTATCGGCTTTCCTGATCGGATTCCGGCGGTTGGGTCATGGTCTTCTGGGCGTAACCACCTTGATTGATGGTTTCTTTGAAGGCTGGCTTTTCCAGTTCTTCTAGGCCCTTCTCGATACGATCAAGATTGGTTTCGCGTCGACGCTTCATGTCCGCGCGCTGGTCGTTGCTCAGCCGGACGTGTTGGTTGTGAAAGCTGGAAATTCGCTTTGAAAAATCATACATCTTGGACACCTGCCTCTGTCGTTCCCCTGTATCTGGTGGGCGCGCCGACGAAATTCAAGGGGATTGGGCCGGAAAAGAATCGGAGAACAAATCGTGTATTCACTGTTGCCTTGGAGATGGATCGGTTCCGCTGTCGCATTGATTGTGGCGGTCTCGCTTTACGCCGACGACATTGGTCTGCTGTTGGGTTTTACGGTAACCGATCAACACCTCATCCGATACCTTCCTCCCGTGCTCTTGGGTTTCCTCGCCGGGTTTTTCGGGCCCACCGGCTACTGGGCGCCTTGGCGGGTAGTGTGGCGCTTGATACCCGCTCTCAATGGATGGCTACCTGACCTGAATGGAGTATGGCTGGGGACAACTGGCTCCAATTGGCCGACGATCAAGAAGATGCTGGATGGGGCGCAGGCATACTCGGTCATTAACAAAGAAGAGTTGCACTCAACGCAAGAACAGGTGGATGCTATGGCCGTTCAAGTAACGGCCTCCTTGTTCCGATTGAAGGTCGAGGCTGGCCTCAGTTCGACCGACGGGCGTTCGCATTCGATTACCGCGAAGCCCCACCGGGATCAGCACTCCGGGCGGATACATCTCACATACGTCTATGAACAGACTTCGCCAAATCCGGCCATCACAGACGAGGAAAGACATATGGGTGCTGCCGACCTGACCATCGACCCTGACAACTTCGACGTAGCCGAAGGAGTGTATTGGACCCGAAGGAATTGGCAGATAGGGCTCAATACAGCAGGGCGCCTTGAACTGCACCGATCCACTCAACGCAAGGAAAAGGGCAAATCTCTACGTCAATATGCGGCGGAGGAGAAAAATCGTTTAGAGGCAGATAGTTAGCGAAATAACATGGCACTGGGTCACAAATGATCCACAAACACCGATCCGGGCAGTGTTTTCTGTACTTATTCTGTACTCAGAAAGAAAAAGGACTTAGCGGGCGAGCGCTAAGTCCTTGAAATCTTTGGCTCCGGCGGTAGGGATCGAACCTACGACCAATTGATTAACAGTCAACTTATTAGTGATAACGACGTGTATCAATGTGCAGCATTTTGTCCAATAATTGCTATATATATCAGTAATTTAAAGTAGTATCTACTAACTCTCTGTAACACCTGCAATCCGCCTTGTTGTGCCCCAGACTGTGCCCCAGTATGATGTTGGGGCACAAGCAAGGGGGCAGGCATGGCAAGACTAACGGCAGCAAGTGTAAAAGCGTGGAAGCCGACAATGGAACGGCAACAAGTGCCTGACGATCTATGCGTTGGGCTTTATCTCATGGTGCAGCCAACCGGGCGCAAAAGCTGGACCGTGCGCTATCGCGTCGGCACCAAGCATCGCCGCTATTCGGTCGGGAAATATCCGTTGATCGGACTAAGCGAAGCCCGCGATAAGGCGCGTGAGATACTAAAGGCGGTACAGGAAGGCAAAGACCCTTCGGCAGAGCAAGAGCAAGCCAAGACCGACACGGTGCGCGCGGTGGTGGCTGAATTTGATCGGTTCCACCTATCCAAGCTCAAAAGTGGCAAGAACGCTATGGGCTTTTTGGAGCGTTCAATCGTCGCTGAATGGGGTGACAGGCCGTTGCGCGACATTACTAAGCGGGATGTTTCGCGCTTGCTGTTGGCTATCGTGGAAAGTGGGCGTGAAGTCACGGCGAACCGGACGTTTGCCCATGTGCGCAAATTTTTTAACTGGTGCGCCGAGAATGGCTATATTGAGCATCCGCCGACCGACCGGATGAAAATGCCAGTTGACGAAAAGTCGCGTGAACGTGTCCTGTCCGCTGATGAAATTAGTTGGTTTTGGCAGGCGTGTGGCAAAGAGGGCCAGCCGTGGGGGCATCTGGGCAAGCTGCTGTTGTTGACTGGTTGTCGCTTAGCAGAGGTTGCCAACATGACCGACGCCGAGATTGACGGGGGTGTTTGGAAAATTCCAGCGTCTCGCACAAAGAACGGTTGCCCACATGATGTGCCATTATCCGGCGCTGCGCTTGAGGTGCTGGCCGATGTGAAGCGGATCGGGGATAGCGGCTACATATTCACCACGAACGGCAAGACGCCTGTACAGGGCTTCCACAAGGCACGGCAACACATTGCAGATGCCATGCAGACTATCGCTGACGCCGAACGCGGCAAGTCGGTTGATATTCCGCATTGGACCTTTCACGATCTGCGGCGGACATTGGAAACAGAAATGGCGCGTATGGGGGTGCCTGAAACCTTGATTGATCGGCTTACGAATCACTTGTCAGCTATCCCTAAAATGCGTCGTGTTTACCAGCACTATGACTACCTAGATGAGAAGCGTGACGCGCTCGAAAAGTGGGGAAAGCGCATAATATCCGATTAGAATACGCATTAATATCTGATTTAAAACACTTAATTCCACCACGTGCGACATATCGTCGCACCGTATGGGGCGAATCGCTCGATTCAGCGTAAAGCATTGATTTTAATTGATACGGTGAAATGCAGCCTGCTTTAAATTGTGATACGATGTTCATGTCAATAGAAAAAAGGAGTTGACATGAAAAAATCTGAAAGCCTGCCACGTCTGCTGTCGGCGACTGACCTCTGCGAGATGATCGGAACGTCCCGCATGACGCTGCATCGTTGGCTGAAAGACGAAGCGCTGAAATTCCCCAAACCTGTTCGGATTAAGACTAACCGCTATTGGCCGGAACATGAAGTTGTAGAGTGGCTGCAAGGGCAACGTGCTGCATAAAAAAAATGCCCCCAGCGGCTAACTGGGGGCTTGAAAGGAACATGAAGATTAAGAACAGCTACAGGAATAACCATAAATGAGTCCGCTGGATGTTTCAAATTGGGGGGAAACCCTAAAACTATTTGTCGAAAATTTCGGCTCCATTCCACCACGGGAAGCGTACCATGCGCACCCGGTATTTACCCACCTTATGAGAGCAATTGAAAAGAGACGTTGCGTTTTCAACAAGCATTTTGCTGCTGGTGAAGCCAACTCACTGTTGAGAAAAATAGTCCGTGATGGCGACATTCTCTTCATTGATGGCTATTGCTCGCAAGAAGAAGTCGATAACGATATTGCCGAGACCATTGCCTTCTATCGCGCCAACCCTCAAATGCGTGGAAAGGATTGGACATTTCAAGTCAGAAGAAAACGGTTGATTGCCGATTTGCTTTCCGATCAACCGCCAAAGTGTCCCTTAATGAAAATGATATGGCTTCTGATACGAGAGCACCACATCCCAGACATTGACGATTTCACGACAGATATTGAATGGACGCGATAAATGCAGATTGACGCAAAGAAAGGTTACGACGCCTTTTATGAACTAGCCAAAATTGTCGAGACTGGTGAGGTCGCACCAAAGGTAAGCCGACAGAATAAGTCATCGTTCCCCTTGGTTCCCATAGGCACATTGGAACTTACCGAACCTGAATTTCTGATTGATGGTTTGATCGAGACTGAAACCCTATCCTTGATTTTTGGCGATCCTGGCTGCGGCAAGACCTTTCTAGCGCTTGATCTGGCGGCTTGTGTTGCCTCTGGCAGAGATTTCCACGGGCGCGAAGTCATGCAAGGGCCAGTGGTCTACATGGCTGGCGAAGGGCATAACGGCATTATTCGCCGGTTCATGGCTTGGGCCAAGGAAAACGACATTGAAGACCCCGGCTCACTACCATTCTTTAAGAGTGAACGGGCGGCAAACTTCCTTGATGGCGCAACTATGAAAGTGGTTGCCGATGCTTGCGACGCCATTGCAGGTCAACACGGTGAGCCACGGCTTATCGTGGTCGATACGGTTGCGCGCAGTTTTGGCATTGGCGACGAAAACTCAACGCAGGACATGGGCCAATTCATCTGCGCAGTTGATGACCTCAAAGCACGCTATCCGGGGGCGACAATCCTGCTGGTGCACCATACTGGCCACGGCGACAAGAGCCGTGCGCGTGGCGCTATGGCGCTGAAAGGTGCGCTTGATGCAGAATACCGCGTCGAGAAGTCCAGCAACATTGTCACCATGACGGCAACCAAGATGAAAGATGCGCCGGAACCTCCTGAAATTGCTTTTGAGCTTCGGGACGTGTCTTTGGGTGTCGATAGAAAGGGCAACCCGTTTGGTTCTGCCATTCTGTCTCAAACTGATGCACCGGCTAAAGCTGCGAAGAAGCTAACGTCGGCGCAGAAGTTAGCCATTGAGACATACAAGATTGCTGCACGGGACAAAGGTGTCCGGGATGAAGGTGCATTCTTTGGCGTCCATTTGGAGGACTGGCGCGAAGTCTTCTACCAGAAGCATACGGGCGATACGACCGAAGCCAAGAAAAAGGCGTTTCAACGGCAGCGCGAAAACTCATTCTTGTTTGACGTGAACGATGATCTGTATTTGCTAAAAGGACATGGCGTTGAGGATTTGATGTAAGGGACAACCGGGACAATGGCGGGATATGTCCCATTGTCCCGGTGCGCAGTTGTTATGAACTAGGCAGGGACGACAGGGACACACCCCTATAGGGGTGTCCCGTGTCCCGGCCATAACTGGAACAAAAGGGATTAGAATGGACGTGAACGGATATAAAGTTTTTGGCCGAATGTGGGGTAAAAAAAGAGCTATACTTGATCCCAACTTTGAACCTTGGGTTGGGGCGCTATTAAGCAACGATGATGGTGAAAAATTCAAGATCATGACGGTCGAACTCACTGATGCTGGATATGAATTGATACTGAACCCGGTAGCAAAGTAACCCCAAGCCCCGCCAATGTGCGGGGCTTTTTAATAGCTGCTAAGATTGCGTCATGTTTTATGGACGAATGCAGCAACAGCATGAACGCTTATTGGCGCAATACGGGCAAGGAACAGTCGAGGTTGGGCGCGTTGAAACCGTGCCGGGTGAAACCGAATTTGACCCACCGACCACAACCACGGTCTATGAAACCGTCAATGGCGTTGTGCAGGGCGTATCCCCAGAGTTTGCAGACGGTAGCGCAATCCTAATCAGCGATCTGCAAGTGCAGATTGGCAAGCCCGCTGGCGCTGCCCCTGTTCCCGGTGATCTGGTGCGACTGGATGGCAGCGACGTGCATTCCATTATGGCCGTTGAACCAATCCCCGCTGCTGGTGAACCGGTGGGCTATGATCTGCGCATTCGGAGGGGCTGAGAATGGTCCCAATGCCGCCGTTTATGGGAGGGGGATGGCTCGCAGGGCGGGGTCTTGCTGTCTCTCTCCTGAAAAATCCGGGAAAAAATGATGGGTAGGCCAACAAAACAAGCCTCTGCCGCAATCAAGTTTCTCGAAAACCTACGCATTCCGGAGGGCAAAAAGGCCGGTTCTGCTGTAAAACTAGCCTCTTACCAGAAACAATTCATCAAGGGCGCGCTGGCCTCTGACGTGATGGTCGCTTGCCTTAGCATCGGACGCGGCAACGGCAAGACGGCCTTGTCGGCTGGGCTTGCTCTTGCTGACGTCATGGGCGAACTCACTGACCAGCCGAAACGGGAAGTGATCTTGGCAGCCCGGAACCGCGATCAAGCTAAAATCGCGTTCCAGTTTATTGTCGGGTTTGTCGAGGGGCTGCCCGAAGACGTGCAAGACCTGTTCACGATCCGGCGCGGCTCAAAGCTGGAAATTGAATACAGCGGCAACGGTGGCGGTTTGGCGCGCTGCATTGCTGCCGACGGCAAGTCCATCCTTGGCGGCGCACCGACGCTGGCGATTTTGGATGAACGGGCCGCTTGGGAAAGCGACAAGGGCGATGCACTTGAAAACGCTATTCTGTCGGGGCTTGGCAAACGTGATGGCCGCGCTCTGATTATCTCGACCAGCGCGCCGGATGATGCAAACACCTTTAGCCGTTGGCTGGATGAACCGCCGCCCGGAACATATGTGCAGGAACACCGGCCCGCGTTTGGCTTGCCTGCTGACGATCTGGAAAGCCTGCTAGAAGCGAACCCCGGATCAAAGGAAGGGATCGGCTCGACCCCGGAATGGCTTGTGTCTCAGGCGCGACGGGCGATTGCACGGGGCGGCTCTGCGCTGTCTTCATTCCGCAACCTGAACAGGAACGAACGTGTCTCGACTGAAGACCGCTCTTTGCTGGTGACGGTGGATGAGTGGCTAGCGGCTGAGGTGGCACCGGATGACTTGCCCGCGCGGGATGGCCCTTGCGTTTTGGGGGTGGATCTTGGCGGCAGCCGTTCCATGTCGGCAGCGGCGCTGTATTGGCCGGAAACTGGGCGATTAGAAGCGGTTGGCACCTTTCCTTGCAATCCGGCGCTTGCGGATCGTGGGGCGTCTGATGGCGTCTCTGATCGTTACTTGCAGATGCAGGACCGGGGCGAACTTACCACGATGGGCGACACAACGGTTCCGGTCGGGCGCTGGTTGGCTGATGTGGTGAAACTGGCAGACGGGCAAGGCATTGCTTGCATTGTTGGTGACAGGTTCCGCCATGCTGAGTTTCAAGAGGCTATGAATGCTGCTGGGCTTGATCGTGTACCGTTCATCTGGCGTGGATTTGGCTGGAAAGACGGCGCAGAAGACATTGAGAGGTTTCGGCGCGCGCTCTTTGAAGGCATGGTAAAAACCGCCCCCAGCCTGTTGCTGCGCTCTGCATTCTCCGACGCTATCACGCTGGTTGATCCGGCGGGCAATCACAAGCTGGCAAAGGCGCGATCTTTGGGGCGCATTGATGCTGCCGCTGCATCGGTCATTGCCGTTGCCGAAGGTGCGCGCATGGTGAACCGGCCTCAGCGCAAGGCAAGGGCTGCCCAATGGGCCTGAGAAATTACGACCGCTATTCTGCGGCGGTGATCCGTTCTGCCCGCTGGAAGGTGGTGCGCAAGGCGGTGAAAGACCGTGACGGCTGGAAATGCGTTCAATGCGGGGCGCGTGGCCGGTTAGAGGTGGATCATATCCAGCCGGTTAGAACGCACCCGGACTTGGCCTATGAATTGACTAATTTGCAGACGCTCTGCACGTCTTGTCATAGCCGAAAAACAAGGATCGAAGTTGGTATGGGTAAGCCTAATCCTGAACGGGATAAATGGCTGGACCTTTTGAAAGCCGGTGATTTTTAGCTGTTGGCGTTATGTTATAAAATTACAGCATCGAAACCTATAACCTTGCAAGGTGAATTATTGATGCTTGAATCTGTAAAGCTGCAAAAGCGGCAATCCACTATCCGGCAGGAATTGGCGGGGCTGGTTGGCAAAGCCGATCTGACCGAAGACGAAACCCGCTCTATGGAAGCGCTGGATAAGGAATACGCCCAAAATGAAATCCGCTATCGTGCTGCGCTTATCACCGAAGATGATGAACGCCGCGAGGCTGGTGCAGAACTGGATACCCGTTCTGACCGCGAATATGCCGATCTGATTGGCAAGTTTGAACTGCGCCAAGTTGCACTGGCACTTGATGAGGGCCGTGCGCTGGATGGCGCAACGGCTGAGGTGGTGCAGGAAATGCGCTCTGCTGGTGGGTTCCGTGGTATCCCGGTTCCGTTTGAAGCGCTCGAACAGCGCTCGACCGTCTCGACCGATACCCCAAGCCCGATCAACACTCGCCCCATTATTGAACGCCTGTTCCCGGCTTCTGTTGCCGCGCGGCTTGGCATTTCGTCGGTGAATATTGGTCAAGGCTCTGAGGCGTTCCCGGTGGCAACCGCTGGCGCAACTGCGGGCTGGGCACCGACCGAAGGCGGCAATGTGCCGAATGATACGCCCTATCAGACTGGTGAAAGCGCGCTGGAACCGAACCAAACGCTTGGCGCGCATATGCGGATCACCCGCAAAACCCTGAAACAATCCGGGGCTGGTCTGGAACAAGCAATCCGCCGCGACATGAATGCTGCCATTGGGGCAGAACTCGACCGGGCTATCCTGCTTGGCTCTGGTGCCTCTGGTGAACCGCTGGGCGTAATCTCTGGCGCTGGCACCTATGGCATTACCAGCACCGACATGACCGCTGCTGCGCCTACTTGGACCGCGTTCAAGACTGAGGTTGTGGCCTTCATGACCGCAAACGCGATCACGGATGCAAGCCAAGTTAAGCTGGCGATCACTCCGACGATTTGGTCGGACCTTGATGATGCGATCTGGGACGCTGGCAGCGGCATTACCGAATGGGACCGGCTGGCGAAACACGTTGGCGCTGGCAATATCGTGCTGGGCAATCAACTGACCGCTGGCACCGCTCTGCTGACCACGACTGTTAACGGCATCGCGCCTGCTTTCGTGGGTCTCTGGGGCGGCATTGATCTTATCCGCGATCCTTATTCGGATGCACAATCCGGCGGGCTGCGCCTCACTGGCCTTGTGACCGCTGACGTGACCGTCGCGCGTGGCGTTCAAAGCCGTGTCCTGACGAACTTTGGCTAATCCGATGCTGACCAGCTTTACCGAAGACGCGGGGCTGGAGCTGCGGGCCGCTGGGGATGGTTCCCGGCGGCTGCGCGGTCGCTTTCCCTATGGCAAGCGGGCCGTCCTGTCGGATGGTGGACGCACTGGCAAGCCGCGCAAAGAGGTGATCCAGCCGAAAGCGTTTGCCTATCGCGTGGAACGTCCAGAGGAAGAAATTCACCTGCTGATCGGCCATAGCTTTGACCGCCCCCTTGCCAGCAAGCAAGCCGGAACGCTGATCCTGTCGGACAATGATGATGCTTTGACCTTTGAAGCGATCATTACCCAAGAGGTGCAGCAAACCACATGGGCGCAGGATTTTTTCAATGCCTACGCCGCTGGCCTGATCCGGGGCATTAGTCCTGGCTTTCGCATTCCGCCCAAGCGCGCGGTTCCCGATGCTGAAACGGTCGAGGAAGAAGACCCCGCCGAAGGCATCGCCATTATCCGCAATATCTGGGCCGCGCTGCTCTATGAACTCAGCTTTGTGACCCGGCCCGCCTATGACGAAACCGAAGTCGAGGAACGCAATTGGTCCGTAACCGATGGCGGCTTGATGGTGCCTGCCGTGAACCCCTTGAACAAATGGAGGCTCTGAATGCTGCTGCATGTCGATGAAAGCATTCCTGCTGCATACCCTGCCGCGCCTGCCGATCTGTCACCCCAAGCCGCTGCGCTTGATCCGGCTTTGATCTGGCAACGGATCGAGGCATTTATTCGCTATCGCTGGGCCGAACGGTCGGTGGTCTGGATTGTGACCGGCAGCGCCTACATGTCTGGACGGGGAACCCCGTGGCAGCCGCCACTGACCCCGGCAACCGGCATCACAATGGAAGTCTGGGACCGTGGTGCAGAGGAATGGCAGGCCGCTGCACAAGTCCCGAAAGCCCCCGTTGGCTATCTGCTGGCCCGCAACTGCACTTATAGGGTGACGGCAACCGTGGGCAGCACTGACACGCCGCCTGATGCCGTTCTGGAAGCCTACCGCCGCTTGGCTGAATACATGGCTGCCGAACTAGCCGCGCCCGCTGGTGCCAAGTCCTATTCCGTGAGCATTGGTCAAATCTCTGAGCGTATCAGCTTGGACCGTGACCATGCCGCCGCGTCCATCCATAAATCCGGGGCTGCCGATCTGTTGCGCCCCTATCGCCGCTTGGGGGTGAATGATGAAGCTGCTTGACCTGTTCCGCCGCAAGGAACCCGAAGAAACCCGTAGCTTTACCGGCGCGGGATATACCGCCGATGTAATGGCTGCCCGCGCAAGCTGGATCACCGGGCAACAGGGCATTGCTGAATTGACCGCGACCGTGCAAGGCGCTGTAAGCCTCTGGGAAGGTGCTATGGCTCTGGCGGATGTGGATGGCACCGATTTGCTTGACCGGCGTTCTATGGCTCTGCTGGGCCGTTCCTTGGCGCTGCGGGGTGAGTTTGTGGCACATATCACCGAAGGCGGGCTGGTGCCTGCATCTGATTGGGTGATCTCTACCCGCAACGGCAAGCCCCGCGCTTATCAGCTTACCTTGCCGGATACCGGCGGCGGGCGGGAAGTCACCGCGCTGGCTGGTGAGGTTCTGCATGTTGTGATTGGTGCCGATCTGGGCCAGCCGTACTTCGGGGCATCGCCCCTGCGACGGGCAAGCCTTACTGCTGACATGCTGGCAGCCTTGGAAACCGCTCTAACCGAAGCCTATGACAGTATGCCGCTTGGGTCTCAGATCGTGCCATTCCCAGAGGCGGCAGATACCGACATGGATGCTCTGGCGCGTGGGTTCCGTGGCAAGCGTGGCCGGGTTCTGTTGCGGGAAAGCGTGGCAATTACGGCGGCAGGTGGTCCAGCACCGGCGCAGGATTGGAAGGCGTCGGACGTGACCCCGGATATGCAGAAAAGCATGTCGCTGGAAACGCTCGAAAGCGCGCGGCAATCTATCTGCAACGCCTATGGGGTTCTGCCTGCCCTTGCCAATGCCAGTACAACCGGCCCAATGGTGAGGGAAGCGCAACGCCACTTGGCCCAATGGACCTTGCAGCCGATCTGCGCCTTGCTGGCAGAGGAAGCCCAGAACAAGCTGGGCAACCCCGTGACCATTGACGTTATGCGCCCCCTGCAAGCCTTTGACGCGGGCGGGCGTGCGCGCGCTGCGGCTGGCATCATTCAAGCGCTGGCAATGGCAAAAGAAGCGGGCGTGGACCCGTCACAAGCATTAGCGCTGGTTGACTGGGATGGGTGA